ATAGTATTGTATTATTAAATCCTAATGATGGTGATTTACAAACTGCAATTTTTAGTGGAAATTCGTTATTTTCTAATTATAATGTTACTGATCCTACATCTCCTAACTTTATCCCATCTTATTTAAGTGGTATAACAACAGATGAAATTCCATATAGTTCTTTGACTTGGACTAACCCACTTTATACAACAACGGCTATTCAGATACCTGTTGGAATTACCCCAAATACAAGTAGTTTAGGGGGGGACGGAGATCCATTTATTACTGGTATAACTACTTTTCTTGATAGTACTATAACTGTAGGGCCGTTTTGGGATATTACATTATCAGGTACTAATGGTACTCATAATATAGCATTAGAATATAGTGGTTATAGTATTGAATATAATTTTAATGTTGATACTGCTAATGCCAGTGGTGCAACTTTAGATCCGTTGGATATTAGTGGTGATGGAACAGTGGGGGTATTAAATGGTGTAGCTCTTAGTGCACAAACTTTTACTGCGAACACAGGATTCTTAAGTGCAACTTACTTAGAATTTTCTGCTAAATCTTTAGATTATACAGGGCCTTTAGATTATTTAAGAAGTAGGGAAGATGCCACAATAGATAATAAATTAACGACTGATAAAATAAGAATAAGAGATGGTGCATCTTTAGGAACTATTGGTTATGTATTAACACAAGACGAAGAAGATGGTACTGGTGTATGGGCACCAGCGGCAGGTGGATCTGGTGGTACAATACCTAATTATATTAATACTGCTTCTACTACAGAAACGGTAGGTGGTATACTTGCAGGAAATACATTTCCACCACCAGGTAGAACAATGCAACAAATGTGGGATCAATTATTATATCCTTACCAACCACCTTCATTTACCAGTTTTAATAGGGCAGACCTTAAAAGTGTTTACGAAGTAGGTGAAACAATAACTACAGGAAGTAAGAATTTTACTTGGAGTACATCTAATAGTGTTAATGTAGAATCTGGAATTGCAGGTAGTATAGAAATAAAAGAACTTGATCCATCTCTTACTATTGCAAATTCTGAAGATAACGATGGTTCACAAACTGTTACTACTACTGCAGCAATGGGTAGGACAACAGTGGGTAGTAAAAATTTATATCAAATATTTGGTATAAACACACAAGGTGGAACTTTTAATAGAACAATAAGTAGAACTTGGAAAATACGATGGTATTTTGGTAAAAATGTCAGTGCTACTTTAAATGCAACACAAATGCAATCCTTAGCGGGTGGAGGTTTAGTTAGTAGTGTCGTAAATAGTTATGTAACCCAACCAGCAACTGCTGGTGGTGAATATATGTATTGGTGTATTCCAAATACTCTTGGGCAACCATCAGATATTAGAGATTCTGTTGCGGGATGTTTTGGTAATAATATACCTTTTATTGAATTACCAACTATAACAATAATAAATCCGTTTACTGTATCGGTGACTTATAGAATTTATAGGTCGGTTAACCAAACGGCTGCAGCATTTACCACATGGTTATGTAATTAATAAAATGAAAAAAATAAATAAATAAATATGAGTGGTACTGATTATGGAGGTTTAGGAGGTGTTAAAATTACTGGATTTATATCACCAGGTAGTACTGATGATAAGTATGCAGTTATAGACACTCAATTAGGTATTGATGGATTAAGAAACTATAGTGGTACTACTACAGAGGTTCTAAGTGGTGAGACTATAACAGAATTGCGCCGTAGAGCTGGTATGATTGTAGGTGTTGAGGGTGGTGATAGATATTTTAAACTAAAAGATAAAGATCCTTGGGATTTTGATTTAACTGACTGGGAAGAGATTAATTTTGGTGGTGGATCTGGTTCTGCAATTACCGGTGGTACATATAGTGCTGGCACATTAACTTTAGTAAATGGTAGTGGTGATACTATTAATATTAGTGGTTTTACTATAGAAGATTCTTATACTGATGGTGTAACTTTGGTAGGTAATGTATTACAATTTGATAATAACGTATTTGGTTCTAATTTTTACAATGTAGACTTATCCGCATTATCAGGTGGAACTGCGGATTCTTATACAGATGCGGCGACATTAGTTGGTACTACTTTACAATTCGATAATAATTTATATGGTGCCAATTTCTATAATGTTGATTTGTCTCCTTTATCTGGTGGTACAATACCTAATTATATAAATAGTGCTGCAACACCTACAACAGTAGGTGGTATAACCGCAGGAAGTTCATTTCCTGCACCAGGTAAGACAATGCAAGAAATGTGGGACGATTTATTATACCCATATATCCCACCAACCTTTAATTCTTTTACTCGTAGTGATTTACTTAGTAGTTATGAAATAGGTCAGGAGACTACACCAGGTGTTCCGGTTTCTAAAGATTTTAGTTGGTCTACTACACAACCCGCAAATGTAGATGATTTAATACCTAATAGTGTGAAGGTTACTGATTCTAGTGGTAATATATTATTAGATAGTCAACCTAAGGCAGGAACAACAGGTGCAACAATACAAGTATCTGACGTAAAAACAAGTGTAGGTTCAGAACCCTTATACACAGTACATGGAATTAATACTCAAGGGGCATCTTTTACTCGTAACATTTCCGCAACATGGAAATCCTATGTATATTTTGGTATGGGTGGATTAACATTAACTGGTGGGCAAATGGTTACCTTATCAAATAGTCAGTTTGTAACGTCATTAGGTTTTGGTTCGGTTCTTACGGTTGCAAATTCGGGTAGTAATTATTTATGGGTATGTGTACCAGATATACTAACTAATGTTGGTTCATGGACATCTGCAGGAGCACCTATTACTGATTTTGCTGGTGTAACACCAATACCAGGATCTTTTCAAACAGATATTAGTATAACTAATAGTCAAGGTCTACCAGTAAATTATAAAGTGTGGAGACAAACATTTGCTCAAACAAGTAACCCATACAAATTTCAATTAAACAATGTATAAAAATATAGATATATGGCAAATTATGTAGACATAGGTGGTGTTCCAATATCAGGATTTATTTCTCCTGGTACAACTAGTGATACTTTTCCCGTTATTGATACTACTTTAGGTATTGATGGTTTAAGAAATTACAGTGGAGGTACTGAAATATTTTCGGGAACTACCATAACAGAATTGCGCCGTAGAGCTGGTATGATTGTAGGTATCGAAAGTGGTAGTAGATATTTTAAACTAAAAGATAAAGATCCTTGGGATTTCGATGAAACTGATTGGGAGGAAGTTAATTTCGGTGGTGGATCTGGTTCTGCAATTACCGGTGGTACATTTAGTGCGGGTACATTAACATTAGTAAATGGTAGTGGTGATACTATAACAATAACTGGATTTACTAGTGGTGGAGATAGTTATTGGATATCTGGTTCAACAGGTATCGGTTCAATTAAAACAATTTCTGGTGGTAATATATCACAAGGAGATTACTCTATATCTCAAGGATTTAATAATAGTGTTGTTGTTTCACCTTTATCTACAACTATAGGTGGTTCTGGCAATACAGTGACTAAAACTTATTTGTCTTCTATTATAGGTGGGTTGGATGATGAAATAGTTGCATCATCTGGTACTACAATTATTGGTGGTGCCACTAATCAAATTGCTGCGGGTAGTGATAACGGTATTTTTCAAGGTCAAAATAATCTTTTTAATAGTTCATATAATTCATTAATTTTAGGTGGTGACGATAATAGTATTACTAAAGTTACATACTATGGTACATTAATTAATAGTATAGAAAGTGATATAATGGAATCTTTATCCTCTCAAATTTTAGGGGGTAATGGAAATTTAATATCAGACGGAAACCATTCATTTATAATAGGGGGTACTGGATTAACAATTACTAACGGACAATTTTCTACCATTATTAATGGTTTAGAAAATCAACTAATAGGTGCAGGTGGTAATAACATAGTTTATGAAAGTTCTATAATTGGGGGTAGTAATAATATAATGTCATCCGCACAAATAGGATCATCAATTATTGGTGGTAGTGGTAATACTATTAATGGGTATTATTCTGGTAGTCTTTTTGGTAAATACAACTCTATTATTGGTGGTGTTAGCAACCAAATAGGTATTGGGGTAGAGAGAAATGGTATAATAGGGGGTACTGATAATAGAATTAACGGTGAAGGTGGTATTTCTAATGGTGTAATTGCCGGTGGAGATAACAATTTTATTGGGGAGGCGATGAATAATAAAAATTCGTTCATTGGTGGCGGTACAAATAATTCAATACTTTATGATTCCTCAGTCCCGCTTATTTCACCTAATTCCGCAATTATCGGTGGTAGTGGTAATACTATTGCTACATTAGGAGAAGAAATAGAGGGTAATACAGTAATTTTAGGTGGATATAATATTACTGCCACTACGGCAAATACAGTTTACGTACCTAAATTAAATATAAGAGATGTAGTTTCTGGTACTTCAATATATAATTTAGGTATAGATTCTAATGGTTTTGTGGTAACGGGTACAACTAATAATGGTGGTGGTAGTGGTACAACAATAAGTGCATATACGTATAATTCTACAAATAATACCTTTAGTATTGATATAAGCGGAAGTAGTTCATTTGACGCATCTTTTAATACAGTTTCTGGACTTACTGTAACTAATGATTTAACAGTAAATAATGAATTAGAAGTTAATGGTTTTGCATATGTGAATGGACACTCAATTTTTAGTGGTGATACAGACACTTATTTATTTGGTCCAGTACTACAAATAGCAGGAACTGGTGACACAGAACCAATATTTGCAGTAGAAGGTTCGGTAGGAGAATTATTTACTGTTACTGATACATTAACTGGCGAACTATTTGGGGTTAATAATGTATCTGGATTACCTATTTTAGAAGTTTATGATGATAATACGATAATGATGGGTAATCATTTGGCACCTTCGCTAAATACTACAGTTATTATCAATCAAAATGTAGGACAGTCTATTCTTTATAGTATTCCCACTACGGCATATACTGGTGGGTTCTTTGAATATACTGTAAAAAACACTTCTGGTGTTAGAGCGGGATCTATAATGTCAGTTTTTAGTGGATCATCAATAGATTTTAATGAAACTACAACTAATGATATAGGGGATACTACTGATGTTACTTTTGATATGAATATAAGTGGTACATCTGCTAATTTATTAGTGGCAGCAACTAGCAATGGTTGGGAAATAAAAACAATAGTAAGAAGTATATAATATGGCAATTTTTCATTCACCCAAAATAGTAACTGACGGTTTAATATTTTATGTTGACGCACAAAATACTAATTCATACAATATAAATGATGGGGTAGTTAATAATCTTGGTAAAAAAGAAACAGGAACAAACTTTAGAAGATTAGAATTCGAAGAAAACACAGATCAAGGGCCTGGGGGAATACCACCATCTGCAACTACCTCACAAATAGTAGTGACCACGGATAATAATATAAAATCTTTCTTTTTTGATGGTAGTGATTATTATTTTCAATCGATAGGAAAACCTATGGTAAATATGCCTTCAGAATTAACCTATACTACATGGATAAATCATAATAGAAGTGGTCCTTTAGGTTCTACAATATTTTGTCCGGGTACTGCTAATGGTGGAGGAAACATTAATAGGAGTTGGTTGTACATATTTAATAACACTATTCAAATGGCAATTACTGATGGTACACAACAAGGATATGGTACTTATACGGCATATACTGAAACTAATTACCCCTTAGATTTTAATTATGTAGTTACTACATGTTCTGATAATGGTGATGGTACTAGTACAATTAAAATATATGTTAACGCTGATTTAGTAGAAACTAGAAGTGATGTGCCGGTGATATCGGGTAGAATTGCTGGTACAAATGAACCAGATGTTGCTAGGGGGGGTAGTTCTGGTGGACAAAGATTTAGTGGTAAAATTGCGTCAGCATCTATGTATAATATATGTTTAAATCAAGAGGAAATATTAAGAAATTATGTTGCAATGAGAAGTAGATTTAAACACCCATCTCGAATTTATTAATATTTTAGTTTTATTAACTTTAACATATTTATATATAAATAATAACATTTAATAACTGGAAAGGGAAAGTATTAAATAATGGCACACGAATTTATAATAAAAAATGGGTTTGTATCTAAAGGTAATTCCTTAGTTGAGGGAAATCTTTCAGGGCAAACATTCAATATTATTAACACACCTGTTAATAATAACTCAGCAACAGAAATTTTAGTAAGAAATACTACTAGTGGTAATGTAGAATATAGAGATTCTTCTACTTTAAGTGGTGCATCATCAACTGATGTTTTTGTTAATAGTGGTTCTGCAGATGTAACCACTCAACAATTAACATTCACAAATACAACTGGCGGAACATTTAATGTGACAAATGCGGCAGCTTTATTTACTGATAACGATATTAATGTAACCGGTGGAACTTATGATGTAAACACTGGATGTGTTACGTTTGCTACAAATAGTGGTTCTACTTTTGATATATGTGGTTTTGTTACAGGATTAACTAATACTTTTGTATCTGGTGGTACATATGATAGTAGTACATCCGAAATAACATTTACCAACACAACTGGAGGAACTTTTAATGTTGATTTATCATCATTAAGTGGTAAAACGTCATTCACAGTAGCCGGAGATAACGGTACACCTTTTACTATAACTTCTGGTGATACACTTACTTTTGAGGGTTCTACAGGTATTGACATAGGGGTTGCTGCTACCGATAGAGTTTTAATCGCGGTAGACTATTCAGGTGCGGATTCAGTTATTATGGCGGCGACTAATGGAACTGGTATAACAGTAGATGGTGCAAACGATAAATTACTTATATATGATAATGATACTGCAACAGTAAAATATATTAATGCTAACCAACTTCCTTCTAGTGGGGCGGCTAGCACACCTATAACCGGATATTCTTATAATCCCGCTAGTAATACTTTTACTATAGGTTTAAGTGGTGGAACTTCTTTTGATTCACAAATTTTAGAAGTTAGTGGTTTAACAGTAACTAATGATTTAATTGTTAGTGGTAGTACAGGAATAGGAACTGATACACCAACAGAAAAGTTACATATAAAATCCACTACAAATGCTAAAATTAAAATAGAAGCAGACATAAATGACGTAGATGATACGGATACTGCAGATATTTTACTATCACAAGATGGTGGTATTTCAACCTCTAATATTGGTATTTCACCTGATTCGATAAACGATTTAGTTATAGGTGTTAACTCAACTACCGATCCTAGTATTAAGTTTGCGACAAGAAATGATGGTACTACTTTTAGTACTACTGCAGATACCAAAGTAACTATAACTAATAGTGGTAGTGTAGGTATTGGTACAATAGACCCAACGGAGAAATTACATGTTATGGGCGACTTCAAAATGGAAGAACCTGGTGGAACATTCGATTCAGACCTTAACAGTGGTAACGCACTTGTTAGATTAAGTGCGGGTACAACAAATCAACTTGCTAGAATAGCAGTTTCTAATCCGGGAGAGGGTGGTATTACATTTGGGGTTAGAGGTAGTACAGAGGCTAGTTTTCCTGGATATGGCGCACAAGGTGACGGTTATCTTTATTCTTCCATTGACCAAAACGGTTTAAATATTATTTCTGCACCTTCATCTCCTGCAGGTACATTACCAGATTATATTAGGATGTATGCAGGACAAGATGCAGATGGTGGTGTTCCTGATATACACATTCAAGGAAAAAATACCACAGATTCTTCAAGAGGTAATGTAGGAATCAATACCGATACACCCACAGAAACATTTCATGTTGATGGGACGGTAAGAATTGAAGATGGCACAGAACAACTTGGTTATGTATTAACTTGTGACGCAGATGGGGTAGCAAGTTGGCAACCTTCCTCTGGTAGTACAACTGGTGGTACAGTTTATTGGGATATAGAAAATGGTGGATTAAAAAGTATTAATCAAAATGCAGGAACAATCAATGGTACGTCAACCGGTTCAGTATTAGTGGGGGGTTACTTTAACACTAACGATATTTATGACAGTTTAACTTCAACTATAATAAATGGTAATAGTAATACAATTAGTGGTGGTACTACATCTGCTATAATATCTACAAGTAATTCTAATATTAAAGGAACTATAGATTATGGTGTTATTATTGGTGGTAGTGATAATAATATTGAGGATACTGTAAGTGATTCTGAAAGGGCATTAATTGCGGGTGGTGTTGGAAATGATATAAATAATTCATTTAATTCAGCAATGTTAAGTACTGTATCATCTACTATAAGTGGAGGTAGTTCAAATATTATATTGGGTGGTAATGAGTTAAATATTATTGAAGAAAGTGGTGGATCTTTAATGTATTCGTCTATTATTGGAGGTAATCAAAATACTATACAAGATACTACAAATGGTGGATCTCCTCAGCGTTCCACAATTATTGGTGGTAGATTTAACACATTGTCTGATAGTAGAGATTCTCTTATTTTATCATCTACAGGAAGTGAGATTACTGGTAGTTGTACTAATTCATCGATATATAATGCTTCAAATTCCCTTATAAGTAATGCAACCGCTTCGTCAATTTTAGGTGGTTCTGTTAATATTATTAGTGGTGGTACTGAGAATGCTATTATTGGTGGTTCACAACATAAAATAATTAATGGTACACAAAGATCTGTTATACTTGGGGGTAGGAAGATTAGTGGTGGTACAACTGACACAGTTTATGTACCTAATTTAAATATTGGAACTGTTGGTGCTGGCACACCATTAATTAATTTAGGATTAGATGCTAATGGATTTGTGGTTACTGGAACTACAGGTAGTGGTGGTGGAAATTCAGGTATTACAGGTTATACATACGATCCAACAGAAAATGAATTTGCAATAGGTATAAGTGGTAGTACACCTCAAACTGCAATCATAGATGAAATGAATGGGTTAACCATTAACGGTGAATTAAGAGTTACTGGAAATACTCAATTAGATAGTGATTTAATAGTAGATGGTAACACAGGAATGGGTACAGATAACCCATTAGAAAAATTAGATGTTAGAGGTGATGTATTAATATCAAATCCAGTTGATAATGCTTCACTAACACTAAGTGCAGTTTCTACGAGTAACTCTGTAATTGATTTTGATAATGAGGGTGTATCTACACCTTTTGCTAGAATTGAAGGTACGACTTTCGGGGGTGGTGTATCAGGTAATTTACAATTTTATACTTATCCTACAGGTGGACCACTAAGTGAAGTAATGGTATTAACAAATAACCAAAGGGTTGGTATTGGGGATATTACAAATAATGATGTAGATAAAACTCTACATGTTATGGGCGACTTCAAAATGGAAGAAACTGGGGCAATATTTGAGTCAGACCTTAACTTAAGTAGCGGTGCGAATGTTAAATTAAGTGCGATTACAACAGATCAACTTGCTAGAATGTCAGTTGCCACACCAGGAAATGGTGGTATTACATTCGGGATTAGAGGTAGTGCAGAGGCTAGTTTTCCGGGATATGGTGCACAAGGTGATGGTTATCTTTATTCTTCTATCGATCAAAATGGTTTAAATATTATTTCTGCACCTTCAAATCCCGCAAATGCATTACCAGATTATATTAGGATGTATGCAGGACAAGATGCAGATGGCGGAATACCAGATATACATATACAAGGTAGAGACACCACAGATTCAACAAGAGGTTATGTAGGAATCAATACAGATACGCCCACAGAAACATTTCATGTTGATGGTACAGTAAGAATTGAAGACGGAACAGAGCAAAATGGTTATGTCTTAACATGTGACGCAGATGGGGTAGCAAGTTGGCAGCCCTCATCTGGTGGAACAGGAACAGGATTTTGGGCGGTAGAAAGTGGTGGATTAAAAAGTATTAACCAAAATTCTGGAACAATTAGTGGGACATCGACTGGGGCAATATTAGTAGGTGGTTATTTCACTAATAATGATATTACGGATGGTAGAGCTTCTACAATAATAAATGGTGGGGCTAATATAATAAGTGGTGCATCGGCAGATGCAATTATTTCATCAACTAATTCAAGTATTATTGCAAATAATGGAAGTCTTCAGTATAGTGTGATTGTTGGTGGGTTAAATAATTTTATTCAAGGTGGATCAAGTGACACATTAATTGGGGGTGGTATAAACAACGAAATAGTAGATGGTGAAACCTCTTCAATAATTGGTGGAAGAAATAACCTTATAGATGATAGTGATGAAGCAGGAATTTATACTTCTGAAGATTCTACATTAAATAAGGCTACAAAATCAGCCATTATTGGTGGTAATGATCACTTTTTGGCTGCTGCAAGATCAGTTATAGTAGGTGGTAGTGATAATTATATGGATGGTGCATCTAGATCAGTTATTCTGGGTGGTAGTAATATTACTGCAGACACTTCAAATACCGTTTATGTTCCTCAATTAAATATTAGAGACGTACTTGATAATGAACCAGTAGGTACTTTAGGGTATGACGCAAATGGTTTTGTTGTAGATAGTAATGTCTCAGATATTACAGGTGGAACACTTAATGGTGACGTATTAACATTAATAAATAATAATGGAAACAATATTACCATATCCGGTTTCAGTAGTGGTTCGACTAGTGGATTTTGGGAAGAAGGTGGGGAAGGAAATTCTCTATATGACATTAAAGGTAGTCACATATTAACAGGATCATCAAGATACTCAATGATTGCTGGGGGCGAGACTAATAGAATTACTGATCATGATTCTTCAGGTATCTTTGTAGGTAAAAATAATGTATTAACAGGGAGCTCAGTAGGATTTAGTGAATCACAAAATGCAATAATAGGTGGTGAAGATAATATTATATCTTCTAACTTAGGATATATGGATAATAACATTGTTTTAGGTGGTAATAATAACTCTATTAGTGATGGTAGGATAAGAAATAGTATCATAATAGGTGGGAAAAATCATAGTATAAATGATACTATTAATGATAGTGTAGTTATAGGTGGTAATGGTAATAAAGTAAAAAGTCAGAGAAGTGTTGTATTGGGTGGTGCTGGAATCACAGGAACAACAGATAATGATACAGTATATGTACCTAGATTAAATATTAGAGATGTTTCTAATGGAACACCTACAATGAATTTAGGTGTTGATGCTAACGGAGTGGTAGTGTCAGCAGCAACCGGTTCTAATTCAGGAAATTGTATAAGTGAATTATGGGTATCCAATATAGAATCATGCTCACCTTTAAATATTAATACGTATAATCAGGGTAATATCTATATAGGTACACAAGGTGGTTTACCATTAGTTACTATAGATATTACAACTCCAGACGAACCAGGAATTTTATTTGGTGAAGAAAGTTTTATAAAATATAATGAAAGCCAAAAGAAATTAAAAGTTGGTGCAGACAGTGCTACTGGTTCTAAATTAGTATTAGAAACAGATGGTAGAGAAATAGTAGAAGTTAGTACTGGTACAACTAGAGTTATAAAAGGTGATTTAGAAGCAGAAGATGGTAATATAATAGTAAAATCAGGTAATAGTAAATCTTTAATTGTTGAGGATATTCCTGATGTTAGTGGTGCTAACTTAGGTACAGATTTAGATGGTAAAATAATTGACTTACCTTCTGATAGTAGGTGTAAATTTAATATTCTGGATATACCAAACGTTGTGGATCCTATATTGTTCTTAGACGCATTAGAGGGTTATCAATTCGAATTTCACCCTAGAACAAGAATTAGTAGTACCGGAAAAAAACATTATGGGTTTAAAGTAGATGATTTTAGAGATAATTTATTTGATGGAAATGTTATATCTGCAGAACAAAGAAGGGTTAATAATATAGCAAAAACTTTTGTTAGAACATGTAAAACTCAGTATGATATAGATGGATCTGGTAATAAAGCAACTGTAGATTCTATGAATTATGTTGATTTAATACCATTTATGGTAGAAGGTATTAAACAATTAAATACTAATATAAATAATATAACTGGTGGTGGTAAAAAATATGTGGAAACTAAGACATTAACTACAGGACAAAACACAATTACACATAGTTTAAAAGATGAAAATGTTATAGTACAAGTTGTTGAGATTTCAACAGGACAAATAATAATACCTGATCATATATCTAACTATCAAAATAATAGTGTAGATATTTATGTAGAAGAAGGTGGGGAATATAAAATTATAATTATTGGATAATGAAATTAAATGGTAAAATACAAATTGTTGGTGGTACACCAGGAACAGATAAATTACTAACTTGCGTTGATAGTGATGGTAATGCAGAATGGAAAGATAGTGATGTCATTATATCAGGAGACGTTACAACAAATAATATATTGCAACTTACTAAACAATCTGGTGCGATAGTAAGTATTGATTTGAGCGATTTATCGTTAGATAGCGAAGATAAATATGTTAACTCTATTAGTATTGTAGATGATATACCATCTAATTGTTATCCAACCGAAACTATTAATGTTACAAACCCCCAATCTGGAAAATATGGTTTTTCAGGATATATGGACTTAAATCCCACTTTAACTTTAACAAAAGGTACAACTTATATATTTGATTGGAGTAGTATTGATTCACACCCATTTAAAATAGTTAATAAAGGTGGAACGGCATATAGTGAACAAATAGATTTAGGTATAACTAATAAATGGATAATATATGATGATATATCTGACACAACAACGGTAACAGTACCATTAGATTATAGTGGTGAAATTTACTATGTTTGTCAATATCACGGAAATATGAATGGTAGTTTTAACTTAGAAGAACCACAAGGTTGTTGTAAAAAATTAGAATTAACATTAGCACCCAATGATGAAAAAATTAGTGTTAACATAAGTGAATTATGTAACGATGGGGAAGGTACACCAGGACTTCAAGGTGAAAAAGGAGACAAAGGTGATAAAGGAGATCAAGGTGATAAAGGAGATCAAGGTGATAAAGGAGACAAAGGTGATAAAGGAGATCAAGGTGAAAAAGGAGATCAAGGTGAAAAAGGAGATCAAGGTGAAAAAGGAGATTCGGGAGACTGTAGTGATGATTGTATAGATAAATACGTAACATCAATAGATATTGTAGATAGAGATTGTAACGAAAGTAATTTAACTATAGATAATGATACCGATATTTGGGTATTTTACGATGAAACATCTATGGGTAATCAGACAATGGCTTCCGCTAAAATAGGTATAGAAAACTTTGTAAATACATTAGGACCCAATTTTGTTGGTAATGTATACCATTTTAGAGATTTTCAAGAAAGATGGTTGCGAGATTCTAGTATACCGGCATTGGGTACTGAAACTGGAACCACTTTGGAAAATGCAATTATTATTCAAGGTTCAGCTTATGGTGGTAAAGCAATGATTGATGAACAACATAGTCTTTATGGTTTATCAGAACCATTATCCAAATGGCCTGATGGTACGTATACAACTCCACACCCAACAATTAGTATGACACATTCCGTTCATGTACCACCATCTACTAACGGCAATATTTTAGTCGTCAATTTTATAGATGAAAGTGAAACTTCATATCATGGACGAATTAATAAAAATGAAAGAAGTACACCTGAAAGTTTCTGGTTAAATAAAACTTTAGGTGATGGTAGTAATCTTCCATATAATTGTGATAATTCTACTATTAATGAATGGTATAGTAAAGAAATACCTATAGGTATTGATAGTGAAGGTAGAAGTGACTGGGAAGTAGTACATAACGCTTTCCCTAATACTAGTCTTTCTGGCGATAATGTAGTTGAACCCACACAGAAATATTTGGAGGACTTTGATGTATTTATGTCTGCACACACTCATTATAGTAAATTTCAAACTTTTATTTATCCCGTAAATCCTGTAAGTGGATTACAGAAGGTTATTAAAACAAGTGGTAATGAAGTGATTATAAATCCTGAAACTGGTTTGGGTGATGCGGGAGCAAATAGATTATATTTCCCTTTACACCTTTATGGGGCGTTAAGTACTAACACAGTACCATTTGATGAATTACAGATAAACCCTACTTTAGATGCTTTGGGTGGTTCTTATTCCGCAATTTGTACAAGTAATCCATATACCGCAGTAACCGGAACTAATTCGCAAACAGGGTATGTAGGTTCGGGATTAGAAAACTGGGGATTTGGTGCTAATTTCACTATTGGTACAAAATTTCATACTTCAGGTACCGGTGCAAATCCATCATTATGGTGTGCAGAAAGTGCCACTACTGAATCAGGAGATATTTTATTTACGGATAAAATTAGAGTAGATGTAAATGAAATATTTACAAATATTTTACCAAATGACTTAACTCAATTCTTAACTAACACAGAAATAATTTCTGATGTAGAAACTGGTTGTTGTCCTACTAAGACTATAACTACACAAGAGATAGTAGATTCTATAGAAACGATTGTAGAAGTTGATCCTTTAACAATATCAAAAACTGTTTCAGATTTTACTTTGACTAGATTTATTAATGAGTGTCCATCGGGTTATGATGTAGTTTATTCATCTACTACCACAGGATATTTTACAGAATCAACTGGTATAGGTTATAATGATTGGTGTCCTGATGGTTATACACATGATGAAATAGGAAATCATGGTTTACCTGTTGGTAGTAAATGTTTTAAAACAGTAGATAATACCACTAACGTTTGTCCAAACGGATTTACATTAGTGGGTAGTGTTGGGAATGAAATATGTGAAAAAATTACTACTGTTGCAGTCATAGATAATATGGACTTATCTGATCCTCTTAAACCTGTACCTAAACCAGGATTTTTGTTTGAAGAGATTACTACTGGTAATGTTGAAGCAGTTTATGGTTCTTATGGTGGTGTATTTATGGATATTGATCCAACAACCTCATACCCATTTACTTATAATGGTGGAGTACCTCCTCAACCAAACACAATAGTAGGTGGAGTAGGTTCATCGATGAATTTATGGAAAGAAAGATTATATAGTTCAAATGATAGTGGAACAAATAATGTGGGTATATGGGGAGACTATCCTGACAAAAATACGGATAATAATATTTGGTTAGGGTTTAACCATTGTATTGAAATTGCTGAGAGTAAAACATATGTTATTGGTATGGCTTCAGATAATCTATCTAGATTAAGTGTTGATGGTCAACTTATTATTTCATTTACTGCTTCTGGCGAGGGAAGAAACTTTAAACACTGGTGGTTATTTCCAATTACTTTAGAAGCAGGAAAACACATTATCTCAATGGAAGGTTATGATGCTGGAAACGTTGCATCTTTTGGGGCAGAAATCTATGATATGGATATGGCGACACTAAAAACCTATACTACTGAAGCAGAATTAATACCTCATATAATATTTTCAACTAAGGAAAAACAAAATTCTATACCAGCTAGTTACTTTGATATAGGTAGTGATTCTAATCATTTAAGATATGCTTGTCCATCTGGATTCCTTTTAACAAAATGTAGTGATGTGTTAGAGTGTACTAAAGTTGAAAATGTATCACCTACTCTTACTACTACTGAGGTTGTTGACATCAATCCAGAAATTGAGGTGAGATGTAGAAGGGTTGTTAATGAATGTCCTCCATGTCCAATAGAAAATATTGTTACAACAACAACTTTAACAGAACAACAATGTAAAGAACAAGAAAACACTTATAGAATTGAATTAAAAGTAAAAGAAGCACAAGCATTCCAACTCCAACAAGATATTGATGATATAAATGTAGCAATAGAAAGTTTAACCAATAATTCTTCTGAACTTAAAGCGGTTTTAGAAAAAGGTAGTACAGAAACAGTCACCACAAATGGTGCGGTACAAAATAAAGATTCTAATAGTAATACAACCGCAACTGTATCTTCAGAAACCGCCACCGCTTTAAATTCAAAAGATGCTTCAGACGACAATTTAAATAATAGTGCACAAATTAAAAAATTAGTGGAGCAATTAAAAGTATTTACAGAAGAATTATCTAATATAAACGAAGAAATATTAAATTTAGAAAACTTAATTAATATTTTAATCAAAGAATGTGGTGGTTGTACTAATACTACAAATGGTGAACCTAGTGATGTATATTTAGTTGGTAACCCTAACTACGTAAATCCTAACCCACTTAAATGTATCTTTGAGGCATTTATCGATGTAGAAACTGGTTGTTGTAAACAATTAGAATTAACGTATACTGATGGTACAACGACACATGTTAATATAGATGAATTATATAGTGATAATAATGATTATTCATTAAGTTTAGATGGTAATATATTAACTTTATCTATGTCATCTTCTTGTGATTCACATTTTGAAGATATTACGGTGGATTTATCTTCTTTAGGTGGTAATGTTAGTGGTGTAGATGGTGCTGACGGAGCAGATGGTGTAGGTATAAGTAATACCATAGAAAACGATGATGGTACTATTACTTTTGAGTATACTAATGATACTTCTTTTACTACTTCTAATTTAAAAGGAGAAAAAGGTGATAAGGGTGACACTGGTGCAGCTGGAATAGGTAGTAAAGGTGAAAAGGGTGATAAAGGAGATAAAGGAGATAAAGGTGATACTGGATTAACAGGTGCTAGTGGTAAAGGTGAAAAAGGAGATAAAGGGGACAAAGGTGATGATGGTAATGGTATTGATACTATAAGCTACAATGATCAGACAGGTGTTTTAACTATTATAGATGATGATAAATCCGTATTCACAACTTCAGATTTAAGAGGTGAAAAAGGAGATAAAGGGGATAAAGGGGATAAAGGTGATCCTGGTGTAGATGGTAAAGGTAGTAAAGGGGATAAAGGTGATAAAGGAGACAAAGGAGACAAAGGAGATACTGGATTAACAGGTGCTAGTGGTAAAGGTGAAAAAGGTGAAAAAGGTGATAAAGGTGAAAAGGGTGACAAAGGTGATGATGGTGTAGGAGTAAATAGTACCGTAGATAATGGAGATGGTACATTTACAATTAACTATAGTGATGGAACATCTTTTACTACATCTGATTTAACTGGACCTGCAGGTGGTAATGGATCCGGAAGTGATAAGTTTTTAGTAAGTGGATCACTTATAGAAACAACTATTGGTGGTGCAGTAAATAGTAAAGTTCCTGGTGAAGATGCCACTATTTTAAGATTAACTATGTCTGACAGTACTAATATCGATGTTAATGTAACTGATTTAACCGGTTCTGAAGGTGATAATAATAGTAGTTCCTTATGGTTTGATAAACCTACAGGTAATAACATTTATAGACATATTGGTAATGTAGGTATTGGATTAGATTCACCTCAAAAAAGATTACATGTCAAAAGTGATAACGCAATTTTAAGATTAGAAACAACAGAAAATGCGGGTGGTAATTTTATAGAGTTTACCGATAGCGCCGCAGTTAAAGGTGTTGTAGGTTACACAACAAAAACAGATGCATTAAATATTTGGAATAAAGAATCTACTAATGGTCATATAAATTTAATTACTTCTTCAGGTTTAGGTTTAACAGTTCATGGGCAGAGTGTGGGGATTGGTGGTGTCGGACCACAAGGAAACGAAAATTTAACTGTAAGAGGATCGAGTAGTATTACAACAAGTTTTGGTGATACTGATCCACAATTATATTTGTCTAATGCAGATAGTCACTCAGGTGGGGGTAACCACTATTTAGATAGTTCAGGTTATAAGATAGATTTAGCATATTCAACAGGAATAAATGCACCAACAGGATGGACTCATAAAGACATTAACCTTTCCATTAATAATAACACTAAATTAAGTATTGATGGAGATAACGGTAAAGTAAGTGTTACTGATGATTTATATATTGGTGGTACTGTGCAGATTAATGGTGGTAATCCAGGTAGTGGTAAAGTATTAACTAGTGATGGTAGTGGTAATGCAACTTGGCAAACACCGACTAATGGTAGTGGTTCGGGTAGTGATTCATATATCTCAAGTAGATTTATTAGGTGATGCAGGAAATATGAATGTCTTAAGACTCACTCGTAATAATGGATTAAGTGATTTAAGTGTTAGTTTAAATTCATTACAACATGATCCGGACGCATCACATAGAGATACAACACTGGTTACTACAACACAATTTAATGAAACAGTAACTGTTACACATACATTAAATAGATTTTATCCTGTTTTTACAGTTTACCATATTAATAGAGGGAAAGTTATTTTACCCGAAGCAGTAGGTATGGTTAATTCTACAGGCATGATTCCGGCTAATCAAGTAACCGGACCACATCAATTAGATCAAATAGATATGACATTTGCTGAACCAGGAACTTATCTTATTTCATTTGTGGCATAAATTAAAACTTAATTGTTATTTCTTAATATTTATTAATAAACTATATTAATGAGTAATATTAACCAAAATAATTTCAATAATTGTATGAACTTACAATTAAGTAATTCCGATTATTGGGATTTATTTATTTGTAACGACTGTGGATGTAGTATAGATCATCAAGAAATTTTAGATGAATGTGTCATTATTGATATAGACATTGATAATAATAAATGTGTTAGTGGTGATTCATTGTGTAGTTTAGTGGGTTGGACTGGTAATACATGTTTTGAGGAATTATCTTTACCTACTTCAGCACTTACATTAAATGATATTGGGTTAACTGGTATTGATAATGGTTTTATTTCTTATGATTGTACAGGATCAACCACAGGATTAACATTTATCGACACATATACTGGTTCGTCCCTTACAATAACATCTGCAGATACAAAATTTTGTTTTACTAGAGTTAGTGGGTGTACCTATACTTATCCCTATCAATTTATTACTTCTGCAAATACTGTAGGTAGGTATGTAGAATTATGTGGTGGTTTTTATCAAGGATTTTTTAAATTATCAGATAGAACATTCTTTAAAGATATTTCAAACAATATGTTTGTTTGGCCGATGGAGTGGTTTAATTGTCCACCCCCTTGTGGAAGTGGATGTACTGGAACTACTTCTTGTGATTGTAATAATAATAATGTTAATCCTATTTTTATTCCTGGTTCTACTAATTGTAATTGTGGAAATAATAATTGTCAATTATGTGGAACAGTTTATGAAGAAGAATACGTTGGTGGGTGTGGTTCTTGGTGTAAAAATGGTGGTGAATGTAAAGGTTGTCCTGACCCTAGAAAAGCATATAAATGCTATTTAGAGAAAAAACCAACTCCATGGAATTACCAAATTTTACCAACTAGATATGAAAGTGGTTGGACTGCAGAATTTTGGATGAGAAGAAATAGTAAAGCCTGTACGGGAGATACGGGTACAACAATAAACGCTTTATACCCTAATAATGAAGGATTATTTTATTATATGGGTACTAGATCAGAAAATAAATTTTGGGATGTGTTCAGTGGGGAAACAGGATATACTACCACATCAGGTTATCCTTTACCACCACCTAAAATTACTAAAGAAGAATTATTAAATAACCCCTTTTTAGTTTACCAACCACAAGGTGATTGTTATTTTACTGGGGTAACTAAAGTTACTATTGACGAAAGAGATAAAAATGCAGATATAGTAGATAATGCATTAGGGTTTAGAATAAAAGAAGATGGTTCTATAGGGTATAGATCTTTAGGTGTTAGTGGAGTTTGTTCTGCAGTAACTTCTACAACAGTTACAACTTCTTGTGATAATTGTAGTTCTTCATGTAATTGTAGTAATTGTCAATTATGTGGAACAATATATGCAGAAGAAGGTGTTGGTGGTTGTGGTGATTGGTGTATAGATTGTGACACACCAACATGTAAAATAACTGGTACAACAGTACAAGAAAAATATATTACCGGAGTAACAGTTAATGAAGAATATTCAGAAGCCGGTATAATACCTAATGATGAATGGTTTCAACTAGCTATAAGATTTTGTGCATATGAAGAATACTTATTTGACGAAATGGATAATATACCTAGACGAAAAGGGAGGTTAGACTTTTTTGTTAATGGTTACCTTAAATATTCTATTGAGGATTTTGACGAATTTTTATTTAAAGATTTATATGAATATAGAGAAAAACAAGAAGGTGTACCATTTAATTACTCTTTAGGTGGTGGTACGCAAGGGTTATTAGAAACTAATACTATTGGTGGACCTGACCCGTTAGATGAAAATTTAATTATACAACAAAATTTTGCTGGTAGTTTCTTTGGTGATATATCTAAATTTAGATTATATGAATGTTGTTTAGATATAACAACAATTAGATATAGATTTAAAAAATACTGTTTAAATTATGGAATTTGTCCACAAGAATTGATAGAATATCTCTTAACTGAGAATAGTAATATTATTTCTAGTGAAGACGGTGAAGATTTCTTAATAGTGTAAAATGAATAATAAAGAATATTAACATATTTATATAAAAAAAGAAAATTAAGATGGGATTTCCTAAAAAAATAAGTCAATTACCCTTAAATTTAAATTTAAAACCTGAAGATTTATTGGTAACTGTAAATGAAAATGATGTAACTTCTAAAATTGAGTTAACTCAAGTGATTAGTTTTTTAACTGGTAGTACAAATACTTTTGTTACTGGCGGTACATATAATGATATAACAAAAAACATAGATTTTATTGGTACGGATGGGTTTCCACCTTTTAGTGTTAGTTTAAGTGGAATAAGTGACACATTTGTTAGTGGTGCGACTTTGAGTGGTGCGACTTTAATATTAAGTAGAACAGATGATGATGAAATAAGTGTAGACTTAAGTTCTTTTACTGCAGATACAAATACTTTTATTACTGGTACAACTTTAATAGGTACTCAATACACTATAAATGAGAATAATGGGGCTTCCTACCCTACTGATTTTAATCCTATTGTTAGTGGTAAAGTAGATACTTCACTATTCGATACGTATAGTGCTAATACTCAAACAGAAATTAATAATAAATTAGATACAACTGTTTTCAACACTTATAGTGGTAATACACAAACAGAGATTAATAATAAGTTAAATATTACTACTTTTGACACATATACGGCAAACACCGTAGATAACAATACTTTTATTACTGGTACAACGTTAGTTGGTACGGAGTATACTATTAACGAAAATAATGGATCTGCATTTACTACCAATTTTGAAAGTATAGTTAGTGGTAAAGTAGACACTTCGCTATTTGATACGTATAGTGCTAATACTCAAACAGAAATTAACAATAAGTTAGATACAACTGTTTTTAATACTTATTCTGGACTAACTCAAACTGAAATTAACAATAAATTAGATACTAGTATATTCGACACATATACGGCAAATACTGTAGATAATAATACTTTTATTACTGGTACAACGTTAGTTGGTACGGAGTATACTATAAATCAAAATAATGGATCTGCGTTTACTACCAATTTTGAAAGTATAGTTAGTGGTAAAGTAGATACTTCACTATTCGATACTTATACTGGGGATACTCAAACTGAAATTAATAATAAATTAGATACTACTACCTTTAATAGTTATAGTGCTATTACTGATATGTTAATAGGTACTAAGTTAGATACAACTGTTTTTAATACTTATTCTGGACTAACTCAAACTGAAATTAACAACAAGTTAAATATTACTACTTTTGATACTTATACCGCCAATACTTCGGATAATAATACTTTTATTACTGGAACTACTTTAATAGGAACTGAATACACTATAAATGAAAATAATGGATCTGCATTTACTACCAATTTTGAAAGTATAGTTAGTGGTAAAGTAGATACTTCACTATTCGATACTTATACGGCAAATACCGTAGATAACAATACGTTTGTTAATAGTGGTAGTGCCAATGCTGGAACACAACAATTAACATTTACAAATACAACTGGTGGTACATTTAATGTCACAAACGCCGCAGCCTTATTTACCGATAACGATGTTAATGTAACTGGTGGTACATATGATAATAATACTGGATGTGTGACATTTAGAACTAATAGTGGATCAACGTTTCCTATTTGTGGATTTGTTACAGGATTAACTGATACGTTTGTAACTGGAGGTACATTATCGGGAACTGATTTAATATTAGAAAAAAGTAACGGTATAGATGTAAATAGTATAGATTTATCTACCCTAATAAGTGGTAAATTAGATACTACTTTATTCAATACATACAGTTCTACAACTCAAACAGAAATTAACAATAAATTAGATACTACCACATTCGATACATATACGGCAAATACTTCGGATAATAATACTTTTATTACTGGTACAACTTTAATAGGAACTCAATATACCATCAATGAGAATAATGGATCTGCCTTTACGACTAATTTTGAAAGTATAGTTAGTGGTAAAGTAGATACAACATTGTTTGACACATATAGTGGTAATACACAAACAGAAATTAACAATAAATTAGATACTAGCACATTCGATACATATACGGCAAATACGGTAGATAATAATACTTTCATTACCGGCACAACCTTAGTTGGTACTCAATACACTATAAATGAGAATAATGGATCTGCATTTACTACCAATTTTGAAAGTATAGTTAGTGGTAAAGTAGATACAACATTGTTTGATACATATAGTTCCACAACTCAAACAGAAATTAACAATAAATTAGATACTACCACATTCGATACATATACTGCAAATACGGTAGATAATAATACTTTTATTACTGGAACTACTTTAATAGGAACTGAATACACTATAAATGAAAATAATGGGTCTGCGTTTACGACTAATTTTGAAAGTATAGTTAGTGGTAAAGTAGATACTTCACTATTCGATACGTATAGTTCCACAACTCAAACTGAAATTAATAATAAGTTAGATACTACATTATTTGACACATATACGGCAAATACTGTAGATAATAATACTTTCATTACCGGCACAACTTTAATAGGGACTGAATATACGATTAATGAAAATAATGGATCCGCCTTTACGACTAATTTTGATAGTATAGTTAGTGGTAAAGTAGATACAACATTGTTTGATACATATACGGCAAATACTATAGATAATAATACATTTGTTACTGGCGGTACACTAAGTGGTGCTACTTTAGTATTAGATAGAACTGATGATGGTAAAGTAAGTGTAAACTTAAGTGCATTATCAGGAGGAACTGGAGGTGGTGATATAAATACAGGTAATGTATTATGGGTAGATTCTATATTTGGTGATGATGCGACTGCACTTACTAATAGACAAGATAAACCTTATTTAACTATAGAACAAGCATTAAATGATTCAACAAATGGTGATACTGTAATAGTAAGACCAGGTGAATATGATGAAGAAGAATTAGTTGTACCACAAGGAGTTTCTTTAGTTAGTGAAGGTGGTTGGGAAGTGACAATAATTGGTAAAGCACCGGCAACCGCATCTAGAGACATTGTAGAATTAAATCAAGATTCATTTATAGATGGGTTTAGTATTAATGTACCACAAGGAAGTTTAAATGGTATAATTGCATCCAATAGTAGTGGGACATCTACTGCAAACAATATTACATTCTATGGTAATGGTGGTGCAGGTAGTAGTGGTACTGGTTTATTTAAAACAGGTGGTGGTAAATTAATAGGTATCTCAATTAGAGTAGAAGGTGGGGGGATGTCTAATTGTTTAAAAGTAGATTCAGGTACTTTAGCATTAGAAGGAGTTCACGTACCACAATCTACTGGTGATATTGATAATGTGTTATTGGTAACCACTTCGGGTGGTACTAATGCGGGTAGAGCACAAATGGTAGGGTTTAATTGTGGAAACACTAATGTAACTAACGCAATTAGAACTGAAGGTGGTAGTTCAGGAGTAATACCAGTGGCAAAAATATTTACACCTAATATAGCAAATTCAACTAACGCATTAAGTGCATCAGGAGATTATGAAGAAATTAATTTATTAGGGGGTTCATTAGAAAATGTAACTTATTCAGTAAAAGTAGATTTAACTGGTACAGGTATAGATGCATCATATAGAATAACATCTAATCACCAACCAAATTATATTTATCCACCGGCAGTAGCATATACTGCAGAGTTTGGTTTGGATTTTACACAAGAATCTACAGATGTATTCAATTCAAGTAAAAATTTATTTGGTTTAGATCAAATGAGTTTAGGGTTTGCTGAAAGAGGAACGGAAATGAATGTAGGTAGAGGTGCACCTTCTACTGTAGGTATGAAGATATTTACCACAGATAATACTGCAAGTAGTGTTAGTGATGGAGGTAATTTTATTGATGTTACAGATGATGCAGAATCCAAAGAGGGTAGTACTATAACTTTTCAGAGTGGGGGGACTGGAACTACCATTTTATTTACTACACGAAGAGTTAGTAGTGATTTAACAACACCACTAAAATTTTATGGGTTAGATATAAATGTATTACAGAAAAAAGTTGGTGGTGATTACGTATTTGAATATTGGAATGGTACAGAATGGAAAAGGGATTTATGGCATATACACTCAGAAGATTTAGGTTATAGTTATGGTAATGATTTATTTTTAAGAAGTCAGAGTAATGAAAATATTAGTTTTGAACTTAGTAAAGATTCAGCAAATTTAGAACCAAATAATGATCCTTGGTCAGCTAAGACTATAAATGGTGTTAATGGTTATTGGATGAGATGTAGAATGATATCTACGGGAACAACTAAACCTACTATCGAACAAGTTAAAATAATTTATGACAGTAGTACAATAAGTAAAGAAGGTGTATTATCATTTAATGGTAGATCACTACATAAAGAAGAAATAAATTTATTTATGGGCACATGGAGTGATCCAGCAGCAGACTTAGCAAATTTTAGTGTTACAGTTGGTGATGGAACAGGCGCAGAAACTTGGACACAACAGTTTTTAGAAGCACAATTTGCTACTAATGGTGACTTTGGTACTTTCCTTATGAAAATACCACAAGGAATTAGTACTTCTCAAAGAGTTAAAGTAAAAATAACTTATATTTTATCGGGTACCGGTGATGAGGATACACCATCAGAAATGAGATTATCATTCTTACCTGTAGAGGTGGGTAATGTTCTTATTGCAGATTCAGATGGTGGTAAAACGCCTATACCTAGATCACCGCAAAATGTTACACCATTTAATACTTATCCAGCGGAAATTGTGGAAATTGATACTGATTTTGGTGAAAATATAGTTTTACAGTCCACTGTTGGTACATTTGATATATCGAATTATTATGAAGGCGATATAATTCTTTTTAGATTAGAACATATACAAGCCACAACTATTAATTTAATATCTTTTGATTTAGAAGTTTCTAAATGGAGTTTAGGTAAACAAGCACAACCTTTAGTGGTGGATACACAAATTCTATTAGAGGAAGATTGGAGTGATTTAGGTGTAGCGAATGGTTGGGTATTCAGACAACCATCATCTACTGCAGGATCTCCACAAAATATATGGACAGTTAGTAGTGACACTTCTAGAACTGGTAGTAATTCAGCTTATATAAGTGATGAAACTTGGGCTGGTGGTGTACCACCGTATCAGTATGATGAAACTGGAGATGAAATAAATTCTTATATGTATGTAGATTTTGATGTCCCATCTAGTTGTATTGCATTAACAGTTAGCTTTTATTGGACATGTGTAGGTGAGTCTTCGTTTGATTATGGAATGGTTGGATTGGCACCTACAACATTTACACCACGTGACGATGGCGAAGAAGGTGATTTTGAAGACTACGAAATGGGTGGTGGAACCGGTAATCGTTTAAATACTAGTTATGTGGCAGGTGCAACTGAGGGTAACTGGCAATTGGAGACAATATCAGTACCTACTACTTTATGGACTCCTGGTGAACAAGCTAGATTTATGTTAAGGTGGAGAAATGATGGTACTGTTGGATCTCAACCACCAATTGCAATAGATGATATAACAATAACGTCACAATTTATCGTTACTTAATATGGAATTTTTTATAAATCAAAATAGTACTTTACCACCACTAAAAATGGAATTAATAAATGATGGTAGAAATGATTTCAAAAAGTTTTTTGAAAAAATACAAAATGCAACTATTAAATTTAATATGTATGATGTAGATAATAAAGTTAAAAGAATCGCCAATTCACCGGCAGATATTGAATTAAAATGTGAATCTTGTGATATAGGTGGAGATGAAAACGAATATTATATTGTATATAATTGGAGAAATAGGGATACTAAAAAAGTTGGTAAATTTAACGGTGAATTTATTATAGAATTTTTAGACGGTACGGGAACATTAATTGCACCAATTAGAGACAAATTATTTATTAATGTCTTAGAAGTTTGATAATTACATTTTTTTTCGTATATTTGTAATAATAATTAATATTATATAATATGCCTGCAACTGTAAAAGAAATTGAAACATACTTAGAAGGATATGACGATCAGAAATATATTGTAGGGGTTGAGTCTTC